TATTCTGTCCAGTAAGTTTCAATGCAGCTTTATAAAATTGATCGCCTGGTTTTGTTAGTTTCCATAATTTATAGGTTTCTGTACTAGGGTCAATATGTTTATATTCTTCAGATTCTTCAACACCTATCAGTGCTTCGCCAACAGAATATTGATATGGTATTGGTTTTGGATGTGCTGGTTCTATACATAAATCATTTCTAACTCCTACAAAAATTGTTCTTTTTCTCATCTGTGGCACACCAAGCCACTGCGCATCTAACACTTTACATTTTACGTTGTAGCCACAAGCCCTAAGTTTTGTAAGTATGCGTTTGAAATAACCTTTTGCGGTACCCTGTACAAGGCCAGCGACATTCTCTGCCACAAAAACTTTTGGTTGTAAACCATCTAGGATGCGAGCATATTCAAAAAATAGATCATCTACCCTTTGCGTCGTTTCGCTGTATTTTTTTTCTTTGCCCCAGCCTTTCTCCCTTTTACCGCCAATGGAAAAAGCAGCGCAAGGAGGGCTGCCATCAAATAGATCAAGTTCGCCTTTTTTTAAGTTTATTTTATCTAAAATATCATCTGCATTAATTTTTCTGATGTCTCTAGGGTCAAGAAAACTGTTTGGATGGTTGGCCTTATAAGTTTCTCTTGCAGATTCAATAAATTCGTTTGCATATACAACTTTATAACCAGCGATACGATAACCAAGACAAGAACCACCGCAACCTGAAAATGTTGAAGCAACTTTAAACCCATTCCACGGAGTTGCTTCTATATCTACCATAGAAGGTATTTTAAAAACTGGTTTAGGCATAGACACCTTTTGCGATTCTGTTATAGATACCAATGGGAGACTTTGAATTAGGTTTATATTTAGAAATTACCGCATTGCCAACTGTTTCTGCAATTTTGCTGTCACCTAGCTGTAAATTTGTATGTGGTTTTATTTTAAGGCAATCTAATTCAGGATAATGCATGCGAATGACCTCTTTTTGCCTAGGCTTGTTTAATTCTTCCCAGTTTTTATCTATCCATAGAGAAAATACAGACGGCTCAAAGTATGGGTTACAAAGTTGTATTTTGTTTAGTTCACATAGTTTTATTAGTCTTTTAGTGCCAGCAGATTCTAAGTTTGAGAAATAATCTTGCCTAAATTTCTTAAACTTTTGGTCATCTTTTGAGTAATGAATCATTGCTTTTTTAGAAAGTCCAAAGTGTCCATCTGCGGCAACACCTGTCACAAGTGTCTCATCTTTAAATTCTTTCATTATTTTTATCAAGTAATAAAAAGGGAAAAGGCACTCTATAGCAGTTTTTTTCTTACAACCTACATTTTTTATAAGATGTTTTACTGTCTCAACAATCTCATCTCTATCTGTCGGTAACCATACAGGAACAAAAGTAAGATTAAATTGCCAAGCAAGTTTTCTTGCAGCTTCAAAATCTGACGAAAAATGTTTGCCAAAAGTAAATGAATAAACCCTTACATCTTTTCCTACATCAAGAGCAGACATGACAACAGATGATGAATCAATACCACCTGATGTTGCAACACAAATTTTATTTGGTAGTGGTTTGATTATTTCTTGTAAAACAGTTCGAATATTATTTTGCTTTACCACTCCACTCATAACCACAACTTGGACATCTGTGTTCTGTTTCTATGTCATCATCAACATCTTTGAAATCCTCTGGTGCTTCAGCATCAGTTCTATCATCCATTAGTTCTGTTAAATCTTCGGGTTCAAACCATGGGTCTATCTCATGTTCCATTGATAAATGGTGCAACATAGATGCATCCCAATCGGACAAGTCGGATGTTCTGTTGTCTGCCAGTGCCAGGCCAACTTTCTGATCTTCAGTAAGGCCAGTGCGTTTTATCGCAATAATCTCTTTGCCATCAGATTCTATGACGCGAACATTCTCAAGACCAGCAGCTTTCGCACCTTCTACAGTACCGTTGCCAGCCAATACACGACCATCTTCATCAATAACTATTGATCTTGCTGCGCCATATCTTTCAAGAGATTCTTGTATCAAAGATGCAGAACGGTCTGTTCTTTTTCTTGCGTTTTTATGGTCGGGTTTAAGGTCGTTAATTTTTGTCATTAGATTCTGTCATTGTTTGTACAATAGCTTTTTCTGTAGGAAAAGAAAACATATCGCCTACTTTGGTTAACTCTTCCTTTACCACTTGTATAAAGTAAGGGGTTTCGTATTTTTCTTTTTTAATAATTTTTTGTCTTATGTCGTTCATATCTTTGGCACTTTTTTCCCAAGTTGCCTTTCTTTCAAGATGAATCTGTCGTATTTTTTCTTTTTCCATAGAAAAACCAAGTGCCTGTGGCTCTCCTCTTATCGAATCTGTTGTTCTTATATTTCCGTTTTTATCTCTAAAACCAACTTTTTCTTTATCATCATCAGTTTCATAGTCAGCATATGCAGCTTTGCAGTGACAGATTATGGCTAAGTCTTGTCCACCACAGATTTTGCCTTTTTTGTCTCTGTCATAATCGGGGATAAATTTATTCACCAGGCGGTCACCATTGGTAACAATACCCGAGTCATAACAAGCAAAACATTCTACCTTTGGTATATAAAATGTAGTGTCTCGATCTAGTGCTGTTCTTCTGTAGTTTACTGTCATAAGAGGTTAAAAGGGTACATCCTGACCAGTGGGTTTATCTTTTTCCCAAGGTCTTTCTTTTGTTGTATCAGTAATTTTCTGTTTGTACAGGGCATATTGCTCGTCTTTTACATAACCTTCATAGCTTTCATCTCGTAACCATCTAAAGCAATTAGGAAAACAGACAGCAAAGCCACCATCTTTTTCTGTTGCTCTTTGTTGCTTTATGGCAGCTATGAGAGAAATTTTTATATTTACAGGTGTAGTTTTCTTGATAGCTTTTTTCCATTCTTCCCATGCCTTTGGTTTGTTTTGGCCACTGGCTCTTTTTTTAATGTCCAAGTACATAAACCAAAATTCAAGAAAGTCATCAGAATAATCTTTTTTATTAGTTTTTTTAATTAGTTCTTTTGTATCTAGTTTAGTTGTATCTAGTTTGGTGGCATCTGCTGCTATGGGGCATGGCAAATTTTTCCCTGGGGACATAGCATTTGGTGCAGGGGTGCAGGATTTGCCACGCCTTTCAATACTAGGTTCTGGCACGTTTGCTAGGTGCCAAACAGTTACTTTATACAAATTACTGCTCTGTTGACCTTTTTCATCAATCTGATGTGTTCTTTCCAAAAGGCCAAGTGAAACTAATTGGTTAACAACTTTCTGCGCAGTTCTTTTACTAAGGCAGGCATTTTCAGCTATTGTCTTTAATGATGGCCAGCATTGTTGATCATCTTTATTGGCATAACTCTGTATTACCCACAGTACTGCAAGTTGATTTGGTTGTATTTTACCTCTAAGATTTGTAGGTAATGCAGTGAATTGATACCCCTGAGGATTAAATGACATCTTTTAAATTCTCTGTAAATGGACTTGAGGCTGCACCGCAGGGAAGTAAGAAGTATATTGGCAAGGGTCGGATGATTGAAGTAAGTAAAAGAGTGAAGCCATGGCGGGAGCTAGTAAAGAAAGAGGCCAGCAAGATAAAACAACCACCGATAAAGACAGCTTGTTATGTTGAGGCAACTTTCAGGTTTAGGAGACCGAAGGCTCATTATTACTCAAATGGCTCTCTCCGTACAGGGTCACCTAGAAATGTTACGATTCGAAGAAATGATTTAGATAAACTTGTAAGATCTAGTTTAGATGCTCTAAGCGGAATTACATTTGTAAGATATTGCGAAGAAGGCGAAGAGGTGGGTGCAGATATACTTGTAGTACAACTAGAAGAATAAAATGAGGGGATAGATCGGACAACCTCTACGAGTCCGCCCTGCCATTACAGCTTTCAGCCCTAGTGTTGCAAAGGGCATCGGGCTCCCTCATGTATTAATAATACACAATAGACAAAAAAAAGCTGCCCTGTAAAGGGCAACTTTCTTTCTTAATCTTCGTATGGTTGAAGATGTACTGTAAGAGTCCAATAGGCATTACAGAAATGTTTACTATCCCATATGTCTTGAGTTGTAACAGCATCTTTAACAATTCTGTCAATCTCTTCTACAGCAGTTTTACTTAATTGGTTTTCAAACTTGCGGTAACGTTTTTTAGGACCTCTTCTTTTTACTATTTTCATTCAAAAGTACCTCCTTGTGAAAAAAATTGATTTTCTAATTTAGTTAATAAAGCTTGTTCTTTTTTAACTCTTATTTTTAAATGATCTCTAAAAGAAGTATGGTCATCAATGATATGTTGAGGATCTTTTCTTTTTTTAGAATGTTTAACACAATGTTTAATATCTTCTAAAGTTGACCTAGTACCATTTAGATCAACTCTAGTGACAAAACAAAGATGCCTTAGTTCTTCAGTAGTAAAGTTCATTTGTTTGGGGTATTTAAGATTTTATAGATTTTATCTAGTGTTTCTTGTCCACTAGAAGAAAGGCGGTCATAATCCCATTGCATATCTATAATTAATTGAATTAATTCATGGCCTTTTTTATCGCCTTTGAAGTTACCTTTCTTGTTGGTTGTTGATATATACATTACCTTGTACCTGTTGCAGAAACAGTAATGTATTGATCTGTAAGCTTAATTTTTAAGTCACCACCGTTGATAAGAATATCAAGGGCTTCATCACTTGCATCAATAAACTCTGCAAAATCGTCGGGAGATACATCATGTGCTTTTTCCCATACATCCTTACAAGTATTAGGGTTGTAACCTTTAGCGTAGATTACCCAGTTGTTGTTACCACTTCTAGTATTAAAAGCGTTCATTAGATAGATGCCATCATCTTTAACTAAGTAAAAGCCTTTTTTCTCTGTGGTCTCTTTTACATAAGGTTGATTAAATACCTTATTCTCTTTAGTTAATTTAGCTAATTCAACTAATGTTGGATTAGAACGAAATTTTAAAGTTGCCATTTTTAGTAGTTTGAGGTTGGTGGGATCTCTCCCATATATTCAATATAACTGGTATTTTCCCCAAGTTGCCCTATTAATGTTCGGTATCTGTACTGGTGCATACACTGTTTTTTCCAGGGGTTTTCTGATATAAGTGAAAATAAACCATGGACAAGGAAGTAGCCGAGTATGTAAATGTCTTACTAGCAAACCGACAATACTTATTAGAAGAAAGAGAAAATGCATCTGATTATAATAAAGATAAAGAACTACAAAAGATGACAGAGAGTGAAAAATCACTTATATATAAAGCACATAAGGCAATCGATTATATAGTTGAGGAAAGTAATTGAGAATACTGGTTGCCTGTGAGTATTCGGGTATTGTCAGAGATGCTTTTGCAGCCAAAGGACATGATGCTTGGTCTTGCGATATTTTAGAAACAGAAGCCCCTGGAAATCATTTGAAAGGCGATGTCTTAAATTTTTTAGACATGAACTGGGATTTAATGGTGGCGCATCCACCCTGTACACATCTGTCTGTATCG